TAGGGACAACAGCGATCAGGTTATCAGGGTTTGCCTCCGCAGTAGCAAAGTCTAAAGCATCCCAGGTCATACCGTCATATTGTGAAGATATATAATAACGTCCTGTTCCGTCTACGTGGCCAGCAAAATATCCATCCATGAAAGCAACTGTCTTAAGCCCCGGATAATCCGCATCAGTAATAGTCGTTAGTACACTCTGCCCGGTATGTGTTCCAGACTCCGATACCGTAAAGTTGATTTGTGCGCCACCAGGAGTCGCAGACACGTTAAAGTTATCAACATCCACCACAGTCTCTACATAGTACACAGTGCCAGCCACAAGCCCTGTAGGCAATGTCCCAGTAGTTGAGAACTTTACAGCAGCGTTAACAGGCAATCCGTGTGCAGTCCATCCTACAACGCCAGGAGAGGCTACCGCTAACGTAACTTCTTTGTCATCAGCTATTTCGTATATATAACCGGTGCTCGAGCCATCTACTAAAATGATCTGTTGGCCATTACAAGCCATCGCAGCACGACCATTACTAGTGCTTAGGGTGCCCAGCTGTGTGGATATGCCAGCGTTGTTCAATCTCTGAAAGGTTCCACCCTGGATAGAATAGTTTGTTGTGCTAAACGTTAAGGAAGCTCTTATAGGAGCATCACCAAAGTCTTTGAATAGCTCGAGTCCCGGTGTACCATAGGCAACCACAGTAGACTTCTCTTGATCCTTTTGTGGTTCAAGGTAGCAATTTAATCGCTCTTGGGCAGTGACAGAAGGTGATCCGCTCTGAACGCCTAAGCCCATCATGGGGACGTTTCTCATCTAGACATCCGGTTCTGTGTAATAGCTAAAGCTGGAGCCATAGCGTTAGTTTGCATCATCTTAGGGACACCATGCTCTGTGAGTATGCTCATAACCTCTTGAGGGGCCATACCTTGCTTTATTAGCTTGTTGCCTACCTCCTCTACTACGTCAGGGCTTAAACCGCCTGTGAGCTTGTTTTTAGCCCAATTAACTACCGCTAGTTTAGGAGCTATCGCAGCTTGAGCAATCTCTTCAACCCCTACGGATGCCTTTTGCTGTTGTGTGGTAGGGCTTCCACCTATTAAGGTTTGGCGGGTTCTGTTAAACGTATCCCACTTATCGGCCTTTTTGGCGAACTTCTTAAACGCTTCGTCACTACCAAATAGCGCCCTTACTTTGTCTCTAATATTGACGTTATTAGTCAGCAGCTTAGAGACTGCGCGGGTATCAGCAGTACCGCCTATTTTGTTGGATACCTCCTCAAATGCTGCTAGCCTAGCCATACTCTTATCAGCGTCATTCATTCCCGCTAATTCCCTAGCAAACTCTCTGGGCCTAACTTTGTTAGAGAGTATTTTATTGCCTACATCAACAGCAGCTTCATTCTCCATAGAGCTAGACCATATTTTTCTAGCCTGCTTATACTCTGGGACAGTGTTTAATATTTCATCAACAGCCTTTCTTTGCTTGTCGATTGTCCCGGCAAACTCTCTTTGGCCTTTCTGTTTTAATTCCTGCGCCTGATCCCATAACGCTTTTTTTGCATAATGCAAACGCTCCACAGGTTTTAACGCTCCAGATGAGGCAATCCTATTAGGGTCATTCTTTGCTATTTTCTCCCCAGCCCTTAACGCTTCTTGTATGTTATCTAAACGCAATACTTTGTTTTTAGATAAATCCTCTGCAAAGTCCGCATCAAAAGCAGCTTTATACAGCGGGCCAGCCTGTTCTGATCGTTTAGTCTTTAATGTAGCCAGCGCATCATCAAGATTATCAGTGCCAATGTCACCCAACTCATCAGAAAACGACTTGAGTATGTCTCCGTGTTGTTTGAGTTGTCGCGCATCAACCATATCACGCGCTTGCTGCTTAACGGGGCCAAGTTTATTAAGCATATCTCTTGCCGTGTACAGAAAACTTTCATCCACATCTGACAACGTCCCCTCTGACCCTAAGTCATTAAGTTTCTTTGCTACATCATCCGGACTCATGCCCGCTCTTTTAGCGAGTTGAGCAATAAATCTATTCGCCTGCTCTCCCTTACCGGCCATTAGGTTTTTAACACTACCGTAGGCACTCTGTATGCCCTTACCAGCACCAGAGATCGCAACAGGGACTGTCCCACCCATAATAGTACCTAAAAGAGCGCCCTCACCAGCTCCTGCAAGCCTTTCACCTTCATCAGCAGTACCAGCACCATATAGCCCACCATAAGCACCACCACCAGCAGCACCACGCGCAGCAAGCCCCTTCATGCTAGTAGCAGCCTTTAAACCCAGCTTTCCCGCAGTAGCCGCACCCCCTAACGCTGTAGGCATCGATCCAGCAATCTCTAGACCAGTAGACAGTACAGGGTTTTCTTCTTCCCACTGCCTATCCTCCTCCCCTACTGAACCATGTATATCCGAATAAATTTCGCCATATGACTTTTCACCTGGCAGTAATCCAACCTCTTGAGCGCCTTTAGCTACTCCAGCAGCAATCCCAGAGCCTATTTCATCAGCAAACCCAAATGTTCCACCCTTTAGTGCGGAGCGTGTACCCATCTTTACATTATTAAGGGTTTTGCTTAATGTAGACTGCTTTTGCTCTGGCAGGTTTAAGCGCTTCTCCTTACTCTCAACTTCGAACGGTAGATTAGGGTCAAAGGTTGCTGGCGCTGCCTGCTCTTCCACCTCGAAAGGTTGATTCGGGTCAAATTCTGGCATTAGAGTTGCACCCACTTACCGTTTTGGTATTGGAACCTATTTCCGTTTTGTATAGCAATCTGTCCTTCGGTGTATTCTTGTTGTGGCTGAGATCCAACCTTAGCTTTTAATTTTGCTACCTCTCTCTGCTTTCCTTCTATAAATGCCACTAGCTGGGCCTTTCTCTCTTGTGGGGTTAGGTTAGGGTCGCCCATTGTCGCTCTAAGCGCGTCCCCTTCCGGAACGGTGAATGCAGCACCAAATGTCTGCCGCAACAAAGGAAGCACTTCGTTGTCGATAGTTGCAATAAATTCAGCCCTAGCCTCTGCGCCTTCAGTCGATTTTCCCATCTGTCTTGCTGCTGCATCCCTTGCCATACCTACCTTAGTAAAGGTAGCAACTTCTGAAAGAGCGGCTAACTTATCCGCAACCTCCGTAAGCCCTGGCATACCAGCCTCAAGACTCGCAAGCTTATCAATATCCTCACCTCTTAGCTTACCGACTGTTTTTCTTTCTGCTTTAAGCTCTTCCGCCTCGCCTATGTAATCAAGCTGCTGGCTACCTTTCAAACCCTCATAGCGACCCTGCCTACCTTCTTCCTCTAATATCTGTTGGTCTAGCTTCTCTCTAGCAGTGACACCACCAGCAGTACCCAAACCCTTCTCAAGACCCTCTAGAGCAGTAGAAACTAGCTCTGGATTGTAAGAATCTGGCAAGTGTGTGGAATCAAAGCCCATCTTCTCACGATTAGCTGTGTATCGATCCCATCCAGCCTCATCGTTTACTTGTGATAGTTGGCCGTACTCCCAGGACATAGCGTCTTTATCTTGGCCCATTCCTGCGGCGGTGTTGGCTCTTTGCTGATCTAACTGCCTTTGCTCGGCTCCACCTAAGAACTCTTCGTCCTTCATCTGCTGTGCTTGCGCCATTTTGTTTCGAGCAGGTGCATTAGCTTGGTATTCATCAAACTCAGCTTGTGCCATAGCATTTCGTTGTTGAACATTCGAAACCTTAGCCTGTTCCATCTGGATTTCACGATCAGACTTGATTCGAGGCATTCTGATCTTATCGGAAACTGTCATTACATTAGCCATGATTAATAGTTCCACCAGTTAGTTTCTTGTCGGTTATTCCTCTTCCGGTTATTATCCGTGTTTTGATCCTGGCCTTCCTGACCTTTCCGGTTATTAGCCATGCCTGCAATACCCTGGCTAATCGCATTACCTATTCCTATAGACTTATCCGCACCTATATTTCCACGCTGAACCATCTGGTTTGTGCCCTGCGCGCCATAGGCTTGATTGGCAGCAGCAGCCATACCGGCACCCCTAAGCCCTGACCCTACCTGACCCATTAGCATGTTATATTTCTGGCCTCTGTCTTGATTAAAACGGTTATAAGCGTTTCCGTATTCGTTAGAGGCAAAACCCTGGCGGTATTTCTCCATTGCCTTAAGGGCACGACCTGACAAAGCGCCACCTCTAGCAGCAGCACCCCTTTCAACACCCTTGGCACCTTCCTCCATTCTGAACTGATAGCCCGGCTCTGTTTCGAAGTCATCAACCCCAAAGCGCTTATCGAACCCGCCACCCTCTGATAGTAAGCCGGATAGTCTAGCTTGAGCAGCCTCTCCCCCCTTTCTGTATGTTGCTGTGTCCTTTCTTTGCTGCTCCCATACTTTACGCTGGAACTCTAAAGCTTTTTTATTCGACTTCTTTTGTTTCTTCGCCGCACTGCTAGAACTCATACTCCCGACAACAGCTACAGCGGCTGTACCGGCTGCTACCCAACTCATGTTAAACGCTCCATTTGCTCATAGCAGAGAAATACCTCTAGATCCTCAAATGTCTCAGCTATTACATCCTCTTCGATCTTCTTGAGGTCGGTTTCTTCTGTAGGGTGATAAGTAGTCCAAATTGTATCTTCTAATACATGTACAGCTCTCTTAGTGCCCGGTACGGATACAAAAGTAATAGGCGCTACATATTCAATAGGGTCTTCACCGTGTTCAGTAGAGACGACTACATGTCCTTTAGAAATAGTATTAACGTGAGCGTGTTTATGGATCTTGCCAACAACCACCTTCCCCGCCTCCATGAAGAACTCCCTAGCATATAACCCAGGGGCAAAGTGATGTGTTAGCTTTCCTTCATACTTCTCAAATGCACCACTCTCAATACCTTCTTCAATCGTGGTCTGTAAAGCTACAATAGCTCTGCGGCCATCACTCCAATTAATATCTTTTTCAGCTAGGTATTCCATTAGTATCCCCTCTCGATCTTAGAGCGGTTATGTACCCCGCTAACAGGTAGAATAATCGACGCAATCTTAGTCTTAGAGTTAACCATCTTAATATTGGCCTTTAAGGTCTTAGCGTTCTGTACAACTAATTGGAACATAGCCATATTCGCAGGCGTTCCATATTGTGGCATTAGCTCCACAGCTAAGTTATAGCGCAGCATAGGCTCATAGCCATCAGGTAGGGCTACGGTAGTGGTTCTAGCAGCAAAGCCCGTGAGCGGCTTCCTAGACGTGATAAACAGCGTTCCGTTCTGTGCTAAGGGGTAAACAAACAACTCAGCCAGAGGATAAGTATTATATAAGTACAAGTAATCAATAGCGTCGGAGGTCGAGGTCTTGAATGAGATTGAATCGTATTCATCCTTGGTTATCACCTCAACAGGGTTATCTACCGTGGTTCCATTTATGCGAAAGAACGCGCCTGTAATCTCAAAAGGTCGAACAGTATCTAAATCACCGCCGGAGCCAATTGTGTAAGAAGTAGAACCGTCACAGGTGATAGATTCCTGTACGTTCTGATAAATCATTAATGATTCGTTAGACAAAGATTGAATCAGGTCGTTTAAGTAGACTAAACCCTCTGATATCTGTTCATCAGTGGGAGATTCACCTAAACCTGTAACCTTTGCTAGTTTGTAAGCGCGTTCAATGATGTCTTGAGCTGTAGCCATAACGCACCCGAAAAGAAAAAGAACCCTCCCCCCGAAAGAGAAGGGCTAAACAGTTAAGCGAATGGAGTGGCTAAAGTGCCAGTTCCCGCCATAACACCTGTACACATCCACACGGTAGAGCTTACCGCTGTGAACCTGTAACAAGACCCTTTCAGACCCCCAGTAGTAGATCCGTTAGAGGTCAGCGTTACATGACTTGTGCCATCTGCAACAAACGTATCTCCACCCTCTGCAACAACAGTAGAAGTAGAGTCGATACCACCATTAATAAAGGTAGTAGCGGCGTCTGTATTGATAACGTGACTGTTAGAGGTCACTGAAACACTGGTAGCAATCTCAAACTGCATTCCAGCTACAGGTGCCGGTAGAGTCACAGTGCTGCCGGCGGCAGTGTCCTGTAAAACTAAAGCGCCCGAATCAGATGCTAACAGTGTCTTTGAAGAGCCACAGGCAATCACCTCTCGGTGTAAACCTGGAGCTACACTCCCATCTGGGCCATCGTATCCTAATTGTTCTAAGCTCATGATATACCTCCTTAGTTAGATATGCGGCAAGCCCACTCGGGACGTAGCGCTTTATAGCCATAGAGAATATCAATCCTCATCAGCAGTTCATCGTTACGGATATCAGGCGCTTGCCATACTCGCAAACTCAATCCGTCCTGTACCTGACGCGAACACTTCAAGGCATCATCCATCAAAGGCAAGTCAGCAGTTACAAAAGTAAACGCTTCCTTGTGATACATGAGGCTCTGTCGGTAGTTGGTAGATGCAGATCCAAAGAACGCAATAGCATCATCATTAGCCAGGGTTCCACTACAGTTTTGCTTGGCATCAGTTGTAGACCAGATGATAGCCGGAGTAAACGTGATACTAGTAGTGGTCGCACTTGTCACAGTGAATTGCTTTAGATGTGAATAAGCGTCTTTAGTCTCTGGGTGAACGTCTGACATACTTGCAATGGTAAACACCATTCCCTCAACCGGAGCAGCGGTAAAGCCGTCTACAGTCAAAGTAGTCACACCGGACGTCAAAGTACCGTTATTGATCGCACCGGCAACATCACCAGAGTTAGGCAGAGTCCAAGTCTTTTCGTTCTCATACCAATCAGCCATCGAAGTCCGGCCTATAATGCCTTCGTTGTATTGCTTTTTGATCTGCTCTGAGTCTTGGAAGAGACCCTTAAGACCATTAACCATACCACCCATAGTGATGGAGTCAGCTTGAATACAGCGGTCTCCAGTGGGTGCTAACTGTTGGTTAAGCTTGGCACGTGCGTTACCTACAGCAACCAAATCAGTAGGAGGAGTACCAGCAGTACCAACCTGATGATAGACAGCTTTCTGCATTGCTTGGAGATAATCACCTTCAATACCCGCTACTAGAACCTTAACCGCAGGCTCAATATAACGTTTAGAGATGTAATCAATATCCTGTGCCAGCTCTGAACTATTAAACCGCATATCAACACCGTCTTGGGTTGCTACAGTAATAGTTTGAGTTGACTCTGCTTGATCTTGTACGTCCATTACACGACTACCTTGACGTCGTGTGTATTGGTTTGGTTCACGTACTCTCAGTGTCTGACCTATCTTTGCGCCTGTCTTGCAAAATGAGTCGTCATACTGATTATCCGTGGTCTTGATAAAGGAGAGCTGTTCATGTGCTACCCTTAAACTTTCTTTTGCCACCATATCGATGACTGATAGTGTATTAGTCATTGTATACCCCTGAATTAACTACGATTCTTTATGTCTAAAGCTCTCTGTTTATTAAACTGGGCGTTTGTCATCCCAGAAAAGTAACCAGATTTGCCCGCTTTCCCTTTGCCCTCTGTCTTTGGAGGAGGTGCAGGTGCTTTCGACTTCGGTTTTGGTTTTGATGGTTCAGAAAGTTTAACTTCTGCTCGTACCATCGCTACCGCTTGCCGCCTACCAGATAATTTAGCAATCTTCTTGGCTTCTTCAGGATTCTCATAGAAATGCTTGACTAGCTCCGGCCCTATGTCACTAAATGCTATAACATCGGCCATAGCTTGAGTGATCTGAACCTCACTAAACACTTCCGGGTCAAAGTCCTCAATTAACTCCGCTGCATCTTCCATTGTTTCCGATACTGCATCGTTAAAATCCGCTTCAGCTTCTTTCTTAGCCCGCTGATCTTTTACCTGGTCTTCCTGCTTCTGCCTAAAGTCATTCACCGCGTCTACATACTTATCTGGATCGTCAAAGTCTGATAACGCTGGTGGTGTTCCTGAAGGCTCTGATTTGCTCATTAACTCAGCAATCTTTGCCTCTTGCTCTCTTGTCTTTCGGCTTAGCTTCTTGATTCGCCTTTCTGCCTTCGAATCTCTCTTCTCTGGCTTTGGCTCCTCTTTCTCCGGTTCTGAATCGGACTCTTCAGTGGTCTCAGTGGCTTCTGGTTCTGATTCTTCTGCTTTAGGAGTTTCCTCTTCTGCAACTTCCTCAATAACCTCATCGGTGTCTGCTACCGTCTCTTCATCGTTCATAGTTATATCCCGGTTAGGGCCATGCAAAATCCTTGCAAGTGGAACAGTTAAAACTTAACTATGATTCTCCCTTATAGCTATGTTGCCTCTACTTATCAACTAGAATTACATCAAAGCCTGCACTCACGCCTATGTTGTTGGTGTCAGAGTCGGCAGCCACCCATACAGAGGCGCCTCCCGGGATAAACAAAGGCAGTGAGAATCTGTCGCTGAATGATGAATTTCCTGTAGAGTTAAGTGATCTAGGTTGTATTGGGTAATGATAGCCGTCCAATATACCTACCCATAGGACAATTCTAGCACTAGCTGTACCTTTCTTACTTAAGGCTCCCCACCATCTATATATATAGCCGTCTTTGTTTATTGGTACTGTGTAGACTGCTTGCATCGTCTGATTTTCAGATGCTTGTATTTGAAGCGTAACGGTAGAGTCTGTTTGAGCTGTAGCGGTTATAGTGCCAGTATTGTCTTGTGTGCTAGCGACACCAAAGGTCTTAGCTCTGTTCATAGCTACATACGCGGTAGCCGTTGCAACATCTGTAGTACCATTAAGAACTACAAACTCTTCCTGTTCTAGCCTGGATATGTCAAGCCCGTCTATATGGATGACAGAAGCGCCTGTAGATCCATTGGTTACAATTCTATACGCATCCCCGTTAGCATTTGCCCCGTTTGCCCTACCGTTGGCTGCTTGGCGCATAACACCAAGAATCGATAGTTTAGTCTCACTATCTACCGTTGTTACTATGCCTATAGAGTCATTCGTGTCATTTAAAACAAGATCACCAGCAGCGACAGTATCTGTTGAGAAGGTAGCGCTTGAATCTTCTAATACCGTAGTTGTACCTGTTGTCACCGTTCCAGAAGATAATACTGTTCCCACATCTGCGGTGCTTGTAGATACAATATTATGAAGTCTAGCCGTAGTCGGAGGGGTATAGTTTCCACGGTCACCCAGGGTAGCGGCCTTATTACCCCAAATAGTTAAAAAACCATCTGCCGTGTCTATATCTGGCGCTTCACCAAACTTAGCTATCGCCGCGCTTCCACCTTCGTCTCCTTCTGCTACATCTAGAAAGTAATCTACAGTCGATGCAACTCTTACAACCTCACCATATGCATCCGACTTAGGGGGAACGTTTAAATTTGCTGAATGAACAGAAAAACTCAGCAGTAATAAAAGAAAATATCTCATAATAACCTCACATCAATAAGAGTATTAGCGCTCTGTTGTTTCTACGCTTAAGGTCTGCCGCTTTATCAGCAAACGCCTTTTTAATCTGTTGATCTATTAGATCGTTGTGTAACTTATCAGCCAATAAGGCCCAATTACGTCTATAACGTAGTTCTAAGGACTTGATCTCCTTCCTTAGCTCTTCCTCCCTTTCTTTCTTGTTATCGGTCTGTGCTACCTCTTTGATAGCATCTACAACCTTTTTAGGGATGTTTTCTAGCTGTTCTTCATTCCTCCGCCTGAATTTGGCATATACATCAGCAAATGCAGCATCAAACCCCGAGCCACCTGAATAACTAGCCTGTTGAAAGCCTGGACTCTGGAAGGCGCTAGGCTGAAATCCACCAAGAGCCATATCAAGACCAGTTTCCTACGGTTGCTAATGTATCAGGCCCAGCAGGGTTACACTTAAAGAATGACCCTTTTTTGCACAAGTTTGTACTGCTAGGTGCTGCGCTAAACTTAATCTTCGGGATGACGGTTCCACCTGTGGTAATTCTAAATGAACCCTTTAACGTGACCCCGCGCCCTGTGGCTGTAGAACTAGACCCCACTGTAGAAACAGTTTCAACCGCTACCCATCCACCTGTGACAGCACCATGATTAGGTGTGTTGGTAGACCGTGTTGTAGAGAAGTAATGACAGTCGTCAAACGTAGCCGTTCCATCAAACTGGAAGCTAAGTGTGTGTGAGGTTGTACCAGTGGTTAAATAAATCTGTGCCTCAAATAAATACGTAGTGTTCTCAGTAACGGTCAATGTCCCTGTATTAAAAGGGCTTTGTGCTGTGTTGTCGTTGTTCAGTGATTTATCGGAGGCGTTAGCGGTTATATGTTCTGTTACCATCACACCTCGATTACTAGCTGTAGGCGTGAAGTAAGGCGTATTCGTTAAGTATTCAAAGGTGCCGGCTCCTGCTGTGCCTGTAAGGGCCGCTGTCTGCATTGTAAGCAGCGCTGTAGAGGTAGTTCTAGCGTAGGTGGCGTACAGTGCATCCTCTCTGGACACTGTGTCAGTGGACTTCTCTAGGTACAAGGTTGTAGAGATACCGCTTTCTATCGCTGTTTCTGTAGACCCCGACTCCCATTTAACAGTGATCGTATTAGTCGCTAACCCTGTGGAGAGGGTTTGAATAACGCCCACGCTACTAGAATAAGCATCTGGATAGATCAGGTTCTTAGTTCCATCACCTACGTTAGTTATAACCTTAAATGCCTGGGCGGCCTCAGTCTCTGTGAGGGTATAGTCATCAGCTCCCATATTAATTAGAGCTAAGCCGTAAACATTAGCAACCAGCTCATCAGCACCAACTAACCCGTGGTCAGCATTCCAATCAGAGGGGACAACATCGCCCTGTGATACCGATGGCTCATCATCTGCAATAGTTGCTTCTTTAGCGTGTGTTACGGTTAAGTCCATTATTCTAGCCCTGTAATCTCACCTTTATCGTTCATAACTATCTTCCTTCCATTAACCCCGACAGCATTACCTGCCTCATCGTAGTCTATCTGTTTAGGCTCTTTAGCTATGGCTAGTTCATCACTTAGGTTAGCAATAACAGCAGCCAGTTCACCCTTATCAGCTTCCATTTGCTCCATCTTAGCGCCTAGCTCACTCTCTATCGGGTTCAATTCATCATCGAAACCAGCAATACTAGGATCTAGATTAGCCTTCGCTAACTCTACCTTGGCATCTATAATCTTAACGTTCTCTTTGTGTTCTATTTCGTTGTCTTGTAGCCTTAACTTTAGATCAGCCTCAAACTGTACCTTCTCCTGTTCAGATAGGTCGTCGTTGTTCTCTATCTGCATACGTTCGGTTTCTAGCTTAAACTGCTCCAGATCTAGCTTTTGCTGCTCATTGGCCTGCTTCATCTGCTCAGCCTCTTGGCTTTCAAGGTCTTCACTCATTTGCTCGATGACCTGCCCCATCTCCTCAATTTGGGCTTGTGATTGCTCCATCTGGGCTTGTAGTTCAGGTGGGATAGGTGGTGCTTCTCCCTCTTCAGGCTCTTGTAGGTTCGGTGGTAAGGTTTTCCGTAGTCTCTCCGCTATCTGGTCACCATCAGGGAAGTCCATAGACTCAACAAATAGATCGCCTGCAATTTGCCATAGCTCTGGATTTCCTTGTAACAGAGTGGCCATGTGTTCCTTAGACTCTTCCTTACGGGTTGCATAATTGGCGCCTGTAGAACAGACAACATCATAGCGACCTATGCCTAGCTGATATTCTTTATCCTCTATCTCCCCGTACTTGTTCTGTTCCTGGAAAATCTGGTTAATCTCTACCATCTTATCCGAACCATCTTCACCCAACACCCTGACAACTCTAGGGGTATCGTAAATCTTAGGGATTAAATCAACTAATACTTCACCACAGCGGCGTATAGACTTGCTCATATTGTCGATAAAGTGGTAAGTAGACGTGTCTCCTTCTGCCTGTCTCGCTAGGATAGCCTTTCCTGAGCTTTCATTGCTCCTCTGGCCTAATCCAGCCTCATGGATACCTATCGTACCCATCATGTCCTTCTCTGCGTTTATAGCGCCCTGTAGCATCCCTGATGGCGGTGGTGAGAACTGCACTCTCTGGGGAGCAGGTTGAGCTGTTCCATTAACGTCGGTAGGGTTGTATTCTAAGAAGGATTTGTTCTCTCGGTTAGCAGACTGCCAATCCTCTTCGTAGTTCTCAAACTGTCCAGCAGCACCAATCCACGGGGCTTTAGGCTGTAATGCCATTAACTCAGCTTCTGTAGACCGGAAGTAGTTATACATTCTTTGGGCGTCTTTTGCAGGGCGTATCAGGGAGAGAATCTTTAAATCACCGTTAGTCTCAATCATATCTCCGTAGACAGGTATGATAGGCATCATAGAGCCAGCCCAATCTCCTTCTTCTAGGACTTCATTAGCACAGAGTTTCTTCCACTTAATGCTACGCTTCTCTGCTGGTCTTTTTGCTTCTATCTCTTTCTCACTGCCCTTATAATCGCTTTTATACTCAGTATCACCGTTCTTTAACAGTAACAAGGTGTCTTGTTCAGTGTCGAAGTAGTAATAAACTACAATCCGTACGGTCTTTTCATCGTACCAGTCGTTTTCTTTTTCGTCTGTATCCCAACTATCAGGTGAGTTATCAGGGTATTTCTCTTCAAAATCTTCTTTTGTCATCCTCTCTTCAATAAACCAGTATTGAGAGTCAGCACCATCGTACTTCCTGGACAACGGGTCACACCGTACTGTTAAAGGGTTAACAATAGGCTCTATTCTTATTTCTTGCTCAAAAGTGCCCTCAATGTAGTCAGTCGTTACCCGAAAGAACCCAAAGCTAGCCGCTACAGTATCAAAGAACGCCTTATCATAGGCGTCATCAGCATGTGATACGGCTTCTATATTCCTAATCAGCCCTTGAAGGATCTCAGCCGTGTCTACATCAGCCCCACTATCAGCAGGCTTAACCTTAACCGATGGTCTGTTCTGTCTGTAGTCGTTGGTTACTTGCCGGATAAACCCCATCATTCGATTGATGGTTAGTGTTGCTTGACCGTCCCCCTCTCGCTCTCCTTTAATGTCGTCTGGCCAGTGGTTCTCACCAGCAGCAAACTCCATATCGTCTTCCCAATCATCACGGATATCAGAGTAAAAGTCGGAGGATTCTTTATAAAGGGCGCGGGTCTCTTCCAGAAACTTCTTTTGTTTCTCTTCTTTCGAGTCGGAGGATTTCTCCTCGGTGTTATCGTCTGTCACTGGTCTGGAGTCCGTTGTGTGTGAACTCCAAACCCTTATAGCTAGGTTGCGCTATTAAGTAAAGGCGATAATACAACTCCCTACGATAATACAGGTGCCAACAATAAGCGCCTCTACAATCAAGCAAGGCTCCTTCTCCATCAATTCATTAAAGTCCCACATTCTTTGCTTCCTCCATCTGTGCCTTAGTGCGTCGTGTTCTCTTTGGCTTGCCGATAGCTGCCATAGCCTCTACTAATTGAGGGTCTGGTGCTTTCTCTGTGCCATTGTCTGTGGCTTCTAGAGCAGCTTTATACTCCTCTGTGCCCTTGAATGTCTTCTTTGTACTGCCATCCTCAAAGAACCATCCATCCTTCAAAGTAACGTCAATAGTCCCGTTTACCTCTTCCTGTACTACTTCCTTAACTCTTGTATATGGTGTCATCTCATCCATCCTCCTGCTCGTCTGGGTTGTCTTGGTTGGGTTGTCTGTCGTCTTACTATCATTGGTTGCGCTAGTGTAAGCCCTAGAGAATCAGCACAATCTGGAGACCTAAACCCCCGCTTCTTCATTGCTTCTTTTTTCTCCATCACTAAGGCGCTGTTACTGTTGTATGAGTAGGTTATCTGCGTCAAATCTGCATGTAGCTCATCATCATCAGGTATATCACAAGGCACATCATTCAACCACTCTTTGGTCGTGCCCCAAATCTCTGCCCTCTTGTTGGAATACTTCTTTGCATCCAACGGCTTACCACCAGCATTTACATCTACAATTAACCTGTGGTCTACCAGCTCTCGTAATCTATCATAAACTCCAGCACCTAATCCACCTATATCAATAAAGACCCTATCACCCGCAGATGCGTCCATTTCTAGCTCATCGATAGCGCTCTTCACTATTCCAGTGACCTCCATGGTGTCTTTCTTCTTATACTTGCGTGTCCAGTGTGCTTTCCTGCCTTGTCTATACGTTAGAGAGGTTCTATCATCTCCAAACCTAGCAGGGTCAACACCTAATGCTTTAGGGCCGTAGGGATCGTTTACAGCACACTTACGGGCTTTAATCACACAGTTAGGCTCTATGTATGGATCAACACCTGATACCTGGAAAGCCTCAGCAGCACAGGCAGGATACTCCTGCTTAAACAATATAGGGTCGTTAAGCTCTATTATCTTCTGCCTTCTCCAGTATATCTGATTGTCATTGAGGTTCCACAGAACTTTATATTCGTTCTCTTCCTCAGAGATAGAGAAGTTATCAGGTAGTTCCTTTGCATATTCTGACTGCCAATACCATGGGACAAAGATTGCTATGTATTCAGACTGACCGCTCTCTGCGTTCTGCCACTGTTGGTGAAAGTAGTTACCAATCCCATTAGCAGTAGATTCTCTTATATCTTCAGTGTCTAGCTCGTCTGGTATAGCTTGGAGTATTCCAGCAGCATGTTCTTCAGCGTGTGGCCAGAATGCTACCTCTGAACCATGGAATAGTTGAACAGTTGAACCCCTACCAACAGCTTTATTCCCTGCTGTGCCTACCTTATATCCTGAGTCTAATAGGTTGAAACTTAATTCTTTAGCCGATGCTGCGTTAGTCTGTGGCTTAACAGGTGCTGGGCAGTTTTCATGATATCTCTTGGCTATGTCGAAGATGTTACTAGTAGCCTCGTCGTCGTGTGTGAGGATGAATGCTCGTGTGCCTCTAGTATGGGTAGCTCTCCAATAGAAACGCCCCTCAACGTACGTAGAACAGCCCTGCTGGCGTCCCTTTAGGATAATAGCTCTAACCTTCCCGGTCTTAGCTCTCTGCTCTTCTATCTTCTTGTGTATGTATAGCTGTGATTCGTTAAGGACTAGAGGCTCTACCTTTCCTGACTTTGTTCTGATGAACAGACACTTACTTGCATAGTGCTTGAAGTCATCCTTTAGGTGCTGTCTAATCTGTAACTCACTTGAGGTCATCGATGGTTAGCTCATGTGTTGTTACTTTTGCATCTATTGGTTGAACCGCCTTACCGTCGAGTCTATCGCCAACCTCTTTAAACCAGGATAGCTCTTTCTTTTCCATCATACATTTAACAAACTCATACGCAGCGGCGTTCATTCCTTTCATCAAGTCGTTGTTGTTCTTACTTTGTGTCTTATCTGGCCACGCTTCCAAAGCTCTTTCCACAGCATCAGCCCACCGCTTACCTTTGAAGGCGTTGTTGTTACCTAATGGAGCGCCTGCTGTGCTGGCCATAATTGATACAATCCTATCTATTTGATATCTGTAGATTTTTCGTAAGAAGAGGCTAATTGTCGTGCTAGCTTACCAGCTTCTTGTGTGTATTCGTACTTTCCTATTCTTATCATTCGGCAATTACGTGCTGCTGCTGTATGAGTAGTACATGTAGTTCTGTGCGTAGGTGTTGGATTATGGTTGTCCATAACGAACATTGTTAGTAGTGACCAGTTGTCTAGATGGGATATGTTGCCTAACTGTGTAGCTATCGGTTTGTTCCATCTCCTTTGCTCTGGTGTGGTGCCTGAGTATGGGGAGTCTACCGTCAGGTTTCCTATTAGGCTGTGTGTTATACCTGTAGCGTTAGTAACAGCGGCTGCGGTAACCATTAGCTATCCGTACATTTCATATCAACCTCATACACGTAGCCATTATGTAAACGTATGGCCGCATAGTCCTGGTATTTCGTTATCTTTTGTATAGTGGTAGGAAGCTCCATGTATTCTATACCTTCATACTCTAGGGCGTCTTTGTTCCAGATCTCTATCCATTTGTTAATCACTGTAGAGAACTCCCTAGTTTACGGCGCATATCTTCTACTGCTTCCCGTTCTTGGTGCCTGGTTTGCATGTTAAACGTCTTTCTGATGTCTAGTGCTAGCATGTTGAAGCTGTCTACCTCTTCATTCTCTAGTAGATAGACGAGGTTCTGGGCTTCCTCTTGTGATAAGTTCTTTATGTTCATTTGGTTTTATCCTTATACCTGTTTACTATATCCATCTTGGTCGATAGGCTTTTATCTATGTCTACTTCGAACTGTCCTAGCTCTTCAGTGGCTACCGGCTTGCCATTTACCATTGTGACGCTGTTTTGTGCGTATCCGTTATCTGATGGTCGTTTAGATAAAGGTTTGAACTGTTCTAATATTTCGTTTGGTATTTCCATTATCCTATTAAGGGCTTTACAGTGGATTCTATGCCCTCCTCCTTTAGTTCTTTGCGTTTAGCCTTACCGCAGGCTCTACAGTATTTACCGTTGTGCTTAGTATCCCCTTTGTCTACTGTGGTAATCCAGAATATCTGTGCTATGTGTGGGTGTTCGCAGTTCATGGTAGTATAATCTTCCGATCCTCTTCCGCCTCTTTAAAAGCGTACTGGAGTATTAAATCCCTTATCTCGTCACACTCCCATGACTTACAGAGGGCGTAGGCTATGATTTTACTAGCAGCCTCATCCATTGTATCACCTTGTACATCAGCAGCCTTAAAAGAAAGGGTTTCATCTCCTGGTAGTCTTAACTCAAATACACCACCCTCTCTGATGATTATAGCGCTGTCTCTTTGATGTAGTTGGAATTTACTCATCTTGATCTACTCGCCTTGGTTCCACTCTTTCCTGCCTTTAGCATGGCTTTGTTGTATCCTGCCGGTCTACAGTTCTTGTGGTCTAGAGCTGATTGCCCTTTGGGAACAGGTGTGATGGTTCCACCCCTTGCTATGAACTCCTCTATAGTTTCCGATTTGAACATAACCTAATCCCTTGGAAAACCCCATGCTATCACTCTTTCATACCGTTGTAACCACCTCTTTCACCAACATTCCAATTATTACACATACCATTAATAAACATACTGCTACTGCTTTCACTTCTACCTCATGAATTTAAATCTGTACCCAATACCAAAGACCCGTATTATACCATATTCAAAGAACCAGAACTTACCTTCTCTCCGTATCATGCTCATATCCTATTACCTGCTTGTAGTTACGCGACTCCCCAGAACGCTCTGTAATGCGTCTCAGGCCCATTTCTTTTAGGACACCCATAGGTATAGGGGCGTCGTTGTATTTCGCTCTAGAGAGCTGTGAGGCGCTACAGCCGCACCTTTCTGCCGCCTTAGAGAGCTTTCCCACTCCTTTTAGGTGGTGAGTTAGTAACATTGCTCCCTCTTCTCTGTTTATCATGCTTACCTCTGTTTGTTAATGGTTAAATGTTGCTCTATAGGGTAATCAGTCCTCCGTAATCTCCCTCGTTATTTCCTTGACTTCTGCCACCGCTTCTTCTGCTAAGTCTGCAACAGGCTTTGTCACGACTCTGGTTGCATCCACCGCAATCTCAACAGGGGCTGCAACTACTTTTACAACATCGGTCACTAAACCAGTTAAACTTTTAAACATATTACTCTCCTCTCTATTCGGTGGTTACGCTGTTGCAATTATGGTCACACGCATTACAAGGTGCCTCATCGTCTGCGTTTTTATTATGCTTGCAGGAATTACAAGGAAAGCAAAACCCCGCTGCGTTGGTATTCTCCTCAAACTTATCCACTAAAACAACATAATCCTCAATACCCATTACTTCTCTCCCTCTGTGTTGGGTTGAATGGCTTGCTCTCGCTCATAGCACCACTGGCATTGCTCTAGCTCGCCGTAGTTATCGTAATACACCCCTGAACCATCACACGCGGGACAGGTGGCTAGTGTTAGCAATACCTTTAACCGCTCTATCTCGGCATCACGCTTATCAATTTCAGATTGGTATTCCTCTGGGTTATCCTCACCGAATACAAACTCTTTACAGAATCCTCCCAGTCTATCCAGCTCCTCGTCTTTTATAGCTACCAGCTTAAGGTTGCCACTATCATCTATCCAGTGTTCGCGGGTTACTCTCCCCATAAATGTAGTTTCTGCCAAGCTATTCCACTCACCGCTTCCTTTGGCATCTTCTAGCCAGTATGCTTTTTCTTTTTCCATCGCCTTTAATGCATCTCGCTCAGTGTGGAAGTATTTAAACCCTCCTTGCTCTGGGGCATATACAAAATATTTACTCATTTCCCAACCCTCAAATTAAACTCTTTTGACCACTCGGCATCTGGATACATTTCTGCTATTGCCTTTCCTGTTTCATAATACTCCCAGCCTTCCAGTGGTGGAAGAGCCTCCTGCCGTGTCCAGCAGGGGGAATACACGCCCCACTTTCCATGATCATTTAGCCCTACCTTAATACAATCGGTTGTGCTGCACTTTGGGCACACCTTCAGATTATCCGTGTTACTCATCTCTATTACCTTCCTCTTGTTTATGTGGGGTTAATATTTAAACTCATGCCGTGATCCATCAGCGCAGCGAAACGACTCAAAGGGCGTTCCCTCACCGATAATAACTCCAATCCGGTCAGCACCACACACTTGAGTGGCTTGATTGACCTTCCAGCCCTCAACATCACAACCAGCTATAACAACAAACACCAAAATTAAAATGTACTTCATTGATCTATTCTCCTCTATAGACTGGGTTATTGCTTCTGTTTTTCTGCTGGATACATGATTTAGGATCTTTAACCCACCGTCTCACTGACAGCTCACAGCCTCCTGTCATGCCCAGCCCGTTAGCACATCCAATATGCGTAGCCCTCTTTTTGCACCCGCATGTACATCTTCTACGGCTGTTTGAAGGCACTTTCTCAAGGGTGCGTGTGTGGATCATTGAGTTTCCGTAGTCCATCTACCTTTCTCCTGTTGGGTTATAGTCGGGTGCGTTGCGGAGGGCGGGCAGCCTGTGGAGCATTTCGTATTTTGGGTGGTTTGCTGGAACACTGAATATACAACTCCCATCACCCTGCATTACGTAATGCCGTCCATCTTGCTTAGTGTCTGTAAATTTATGCACATTCTCACCAATATCATTAGCAAAGATTATTTGGTCGAATTCAATAAATGGCCTATGCTGGAGGGTGCATTGAGAAGCTTTAGCTGTGAAGTCTGTACCCTCAAACTCAATGATATGGCTGTTTTGAATATTCGATATTGTGTGCACTGCGCTACCATGTAGAAGCTTTACCCGAACAACATCCCCAACCCTAGCCGGTATTGTTGCGCCTTCCACTGCTCCTGATTTAATGTTGCTCATGATTTATATTCCGGGTATCCGCGAAAGGTGAAGCAAAGCCATATGAAATAAGGCTCTCCATAGTTCCAGAAAAATATAGGCTTCCACCACCAATCCATTACATGCAGCGAAAACTTAACGCTAAACCCTTGAATCGGCTTGCCGTTGTATTTCCCTCGGTATCTTAGTTTCATAGTCTCTCGCCTTGTGGATGGGTTAAATATCCAGCCATTCCAGTATCATAGATTCGTATTTTTCACCAATACCCGTAAATCTTGTGAAGCTACCTCCAGCCTTTCTGTAATCTATAAGCTGCTTTTTACTTGTGATACCTGCCGCATGAAAGCAATTTCTCAATCCGCATGGGAAATCAGCATCCCATTGCATTCGCTTTAGTCTAGCCGTCTCCTGCTCGTATTGTGTCTCACTCACTGTTCTGCCTCTCCTGTTGATGGGTTAAATAAGGTCAAGTAAGCCGCTATCGGTAAGCCCAAACTGGCAGCTTTTACACACCTTAACCACGCTATCACCGCCTCTAAACCAGTCGTGCTGCACCTCAATACCCATGTTAGTGTGCTCTTTGCATACCACGCAGGTTTTTCTAATCTGCCTGCCTGATAGATTAACTTTTCGTACAACTTTGGGATAATCGCTCATCTCTTCACCCTCTAGTTAAATGGCGTGTTATTAATCCGCATCACTGCCAGATCAGCCATCATTTGGTATTCCTTCCCATTATTGGAATTACCGTATTCGGTTTTAACTTTCAATCTAAACTCTTCCATTGTTCCAGAGAAACAGCCACAACGAACAAATATCCCTGACTTTAGATTGAAAAAGTAGGTGGTTCTGTTTTCTGATCCGAAACCACCCATAGCAACAAATGGTAGTTTATGACTCGCGTGGTCTGTATCACCTTCTTTGCCCTCAAAGCGGCACCCCTCACCAAAGCGGCACCACTCACCAAAGCGGCACCCCTCACCAAAGCGGCACCCCTCACCAAAGCGGCACCACTCACCAAAG